CACCCTTCTGGCAATAATATGACTGTGTATGCAAATTGTGTAGACAATTGTTTGAATTTTCGTTGTGGCTATGCTTATAATGGCCTGAAAAATGGATATACTTTGAAAACATTACCCAAATTTAAAGCAGTGTGTGCTTTGGGCACGTACGGCGATGATGCTAAGGGTTCTGTTAAGAAAGGCTTTGATTGGTTTAATCATATTTCTTTTGCAGATTATATGGAAGAAAATGATATTATTTTTACTATGCCAGATAAGGAATCTGTTCCCACAAAGTATATGAATGATTTAGAGTCTGATTTTCTCAAACGTAAAAACGTTTATAATGAGGAGACAGAATTAATTCATGGAGCTTTGGATGAAGATTCAATTTTTAAAAGTTTACATACTGTTTTGAAATCTACTATAGGTGCTAAACAGCATGCTGCTGGAAATATTGAAACAGCATTAAGAGAATGGTTTCATCATGGGAGAGAATTATTCACGCTTCGTCATGGGCAAATGATCAAAGTTGCTGAACGTCTTCAGTTGCAGAACTTAAGTAAAGATGTTAATGAAGACCTTGGTGTTGTAATGAATTCATTGTATGATGATTACGATGTGCGTTTAGCCCAATTTAAACGCAAACATTTCGAATCTTAAATGATTCATACCGTCTTGGGTAGACGTTAAAAACATCCATTCCGAACCTATTCGGGATTGTATAACTAGAGTTGAAAATAGGAATGTATATATGGATTACTGCACGATATTATATTTTATATGTTTACATAATATGTGAACAGCTTTGTACATTATGACATACCCCTCGTGGTATACCGGTATTTACCGGAGGATTCGTCATCCAACAAAACATCATTGCCATTAGAAATGTTAAGCAGCATTCTTTTGGTATTTTTAAATACGCTTACTGATATTAATAATAATAGCCCGTCATCAGCTAATGATGGCCCAAGTTTTATGATAGCTAAGATTTCTCAAAATACAACATCTGAAAATGTTCATTTTGTTGATGGAGATACACCGTGGACATACGATGTCGCGGCAACTCCAGATGAGACTTCTAAGCTTAGCGGATTCGACGACGCAGGACTTGGAGAATTTTTGTCGAGACCAGTCAAGATTCAACAATATCAATGGACACCAGGATTACAGTTATTTCAAGGTTTTAATCCTTGGTCAGACTATTTTGGTAATTCTGATGTTCTTGAGAAAATAAATAGATTTAGGAACTTAAGATGTAAATTATGTTTGAAAGTTTTGATTAATGGTAATTCCTTCTATTATGGAAGGGCAATGTTATCTTATAACCCTTATCTTGAGAATGATCAAGTTACCATTAACCGGTCATTTTTCATTCAAGATCTTATAGCTGCTTCAAATAAACCACATATATTGATTGATCCTTGTTCATCTGAAGGAGGACATATGTGTTTACCTTTTATTTGGCCTGAAAACTATTTAGATATTACAACAAATG